GTTGTGATCTCACCCAGACCGCCGCAAATCTCACAAGATATCGGCTCCGCATTTGGTCCGATACCGTCATACCATCCTCCGCGACCGTCACACACTTCGCACTTCATCGTCCCATCTCCTCCCGTTCCATCCGTTCGATCTCACGCTTCAACCAGCGCATCTTCCGTATGACCCATCCTTGCGCTCGCCATATCCATTGACCGAAGGTCATGATAGACCACCATCCCGCGCCCCGGAGAGAATTTCGTCAATTTCATCGAACGCCTTTTTCTCCATTTCAGGTTCAATGTTCTGGCCGATATATACGAAATATTTGATCCAGCCTTTAGCCTTAGCCAACGCTACCTTCAACCGCTGGACTTCGCCGTTAGCGTCAAATGCGCCGGATTGGATAGCGTGCTCAAGATTCTGCAACGCACGTATTGCCCCGCCGTGAAACTCCTTCATGTACCTTGTCATTACTGCATCCCGTTGCCACTCTGTTATGCCAATTTCGCGTCGAATGTGTTCCAACACCGCTTTCTTGCTCAGGTATTCAGTCATTCCGATTCGTCCCCTTTCTCGGCGGTTCCAGAAAACCTTCCCGAACCGGTCTCGCTGCTGACTCGGCGGCTGGTGCGTATCGTGCGATGGGTTTCATCTATCTCAATCATCTCCTGTAAAATATTTCCTTGTTACAGATGTTACAGATAAATAATAAATATATATTTATATTATTTGCGCGTGTGTGTACGTCTGATAGATTCCTATATAAGAAGTTGAAAACATCTGTAACATCTGTAACAAATCCTTAAAATCCCTTGTGTATCAATGAGTCTAGCTGTTACAGATGTTCAAAAATCATCTGTAACGATCCGTAACATCTGTAACACCCCATAAATGTATATTTATACATTAATTTTGTATAAATATACGATTCAGTTTTCCATCTACCCGGATCACTTTTGTTTCCATTCCGAGCTTCCTACACACCTCCCTGCTGAATTGTATTTGACTGAGCGGACGAAGTCCGTTTTGATGACACCAGGCGTTGTATTTGAGATAGACATCTTTTGTCGGCTCGTTTTCGATCTTTCCGCCATCCTCGATGAACGCGAGTACGGGATTATTGATCGATTCATAGAGCTGCATTTCTTGTCGTACCACTTCCGGCATCGTAAATTGCTTCCGCTGCAGGACACGTTTCAGGCCGGTCAGACCGAGATTGAGTAAATATGACATTGCGCGATCCGTAAGCAACTTGTCCTTGATGAACGGATCAAAATCCGGGTCCTGGGCCGTGAATTTCGCGTTGAATGGGATGATAATCAATCGACTGATCAGGCCGTCCGTTCGATCGTTGATCCGCGGCATTTCGTTCGCGCTGAAGATGAGTTTTCCATAATTGTTGAACTCGAACGGATCTTTGCCTTTACGCTCCGCGTTCACGGTTTCCCCGGTCACCAGTTTTTTGAAGACGGCATTCGACTGAATATACTCGCTGTCGATGTCGTCTCCGATATTCGCGAGCTTCCCGAAAATTTCAGCCGTTTTGAAGCGGTGCCCGAGTTCTTCGAGTGCCAGCGAGCTGTAATTGTCCGGACCGAGAAAATGTTTGATCATATCGAGCAGCGTCGACTTCCCGTTTTGCCCGGTCCCTGTCAGGATGAACGCTTTCCGCAGCTCGTTACGCCTGAACAGGAGATACCCGATCATCTCTTCCAGCAATGCTCTGACCTCTTTGTCGCCGCAGCTGATCTTATTCAGCGTTTGATCGGTCGTTTTGTCGTAAGCATCCGGATCAAATGTAACCGGGATCCGGTTTTTGATGATGATGTCCGGGCTAAAGTCGATGATTTTATCGGAGCTCAGATCATAGATGCCGTTCTCAAGCGCGATGAGATTCGCCGGCGCCGGATCTTGATTTTCCGCGATGATATCGAGATAGGCGAGTGTCTCGCGCCGCTTCGCCTGATTCAGCTGCGGCAGATGCTTGATCATCACGGCTTCAATGTCCTGAACTCGATCGCTGTACACACCGTCTTTGAATACATGCAGCACGTTGTCGATTTTGATGATGTGATTCTCCCGCATGATATATTGAGCAAACCGGTCATGCAGAAATGTTGAGCCCTTGAAAAACGACTGTTTCTTGAACGCTTCATCCCGCAGGATGGTATTGATTTCGCGCTCCGGAAGCGGATCCGGGAGAATATATTTGTTGATCAGATGGATCGTCTCCCGAATCTCTTCCTTCGTGAATCCGGCGCCCTGGAGTGTCAGGATATAATTGAAGAGAGACTGATTGCGGCCGTCCCCTTCACCAAGTTTTGAAAAATCCGTGTTGTGTTTGATCGGCATGAGCCAGAACGGCAGCGTATCAACTTGTTCAGATCTCCGAATCCAGGGCCGTTTCACGCCGTTATGCTTGAGCACTTGATAGGAATTGCGGGTTCCGAGCTTAATGTCGACGGTAATTCCGATCGCGGTGTTCGTCTTGGTTTTATTGCTGGGCAGGTCCGGATCCCGGAACAGGAAGTGTTTCCCGCGGCCGGTTTCAACGACACAGCATTGAATGTTGAGATCATCGACCATTCGCAAAACGATTTCTGATTTTTCGAAATCGTCCACATCGACAAGAAGAACGCCTGGCGCCAAAACCCCCGCATATCCGGCGTACCGCCGTACCGTGTTGAAAGTTGAGAGATCGTCTCTGTCTTTGAATTTTTCAATCGCCTCTTTATCTTTCAACTGGATGAATCCGCGGTATAAATATTCATAAATGTCGTCGTTCACGGTTTCACCCCTTCACGGGAATTTGTCCTGAAATACCCCATTTTTACATGTCTGAATTGCGCAGTTTTGGGTCGATTTCTGCGCAATCTTGCGCACTTTTCGGGGGTATTTTGCGCAATTCAGACATACAGAAATTGTCAATTCACCTTTCTTGTCAGCTCCCACAGCACACCGATATCCCGAAATTCCCGCCGCTTGAAGTCAAATCCCATCCGCTCGAGCTTCCCACGGACGCCCAGGGCGCTTTTTCCGAGCTCCCGCGCGATGGTCTCACAGGCGTATCCTTGCTGGGCCATAATCGCCAGTTTGCGAATTTCTTCCGGCGTGTATTTGATGTGGTTTTCCAGGCGTTCTGGACGCAATTTGATTCCCAAATCGTAGAGCCGACGCTTGATTGCACCTTCCGATCGGTTGAAATGGGCGGCTAATTTGGGATAGGTCATACCAGACATTCGCACCATCTGCTTCAGTTGTTGATCTTCGGATGGCGTCCAGGGAACAGCACGTTTCGTCTTTTGCGAACGCATCATGTCGGCTCTCCGCTTTTCAACCATCCATTCTGGCTCGGGCCCAAGCGTGCCCGGCTCCATCTTGGAGAAGTTGAGCAGTTCCTTGTGCTGCTCGGCCCACTCCCAAAAATCGTCAAAGGTGATTACTTTCACGCGGGCAGACTTCGCAAAAACCTTCCTTTTGACCGGCATTCCGTATTTCCGGATCCAAGTATTCACCGCCGAATAGCTTTTATCCAGCGCCTTCATCAACTGACTGACGGTTATTCCGTCATAAGAAAACCGAGCATCGCCAAGGCCGCATCGTTGGGCTTTGAGTTTTACTGCTTCAATCGATTTCCCAAGATTCTTGGAAATTGTTTTGATGCTGACTTTTCCCCAGCTCGCCTGCAGATAATCGATTTCCTCTTTCGTCCAGTTCTTTGTTCCGGGTCGTTTGCCAGGCATGCGAATCCCCCCTCTAAAACAGAAATTCCACTTGTTCTGCATCGTCAGACTCACCCAAGAAATCCGTGATCCGTTTCCGGGCCGTTTCGATATACCAGTTCTTGTCCAGTTTTCGCGGAATTCGCGCTTCCCGGATATCGCCGTTTTCGATAAAACACCGCTCCGGAGTGCCGGCAATTTTCTCCGGCCGTTCAGCATCGGATTTTACCTTGTAAACGCCTGGATCAAGATGCGAGCGGGAAGCGAACACCCTCAGCACTTTTTCCGAGAGTCGTCTGTTACCGTGCAGCGCGTAACCGTACTTCTCGCTGACCTTGACGACCTTCTGGAACTCGATCAGGCGGTTACAGTTTTGGATCGTTTCCGCCGGATCCGTACCGTGAACAAAATACTCCACAACCGCTTTGTTCACGATTGGCAGATCATAGTCAAGACGGTCCAGCTTCTTCACGTAGGCGCCTTTTGACTTGTAACTGCCGTCCTTCTTCACGATGATGTAATTGTTCACGTCTTTTTGGTAGATTCGTGAGAATACTTCAAACTCCAATACCATCCGCGTGCGGGCCTGCCATTCTGCACAGAGCTCATGCACAATTTCGACGTTCTCACGTTTCGGGATCCGAACGATCAGTCCGTCTGTGTTGGACTGGATCAGCTCGACCACGGGCTCCAGTTGTTCGATCAGATCCAGAAGCAGGAGTTGACCGCCGACGCATACGTTGTTGGCCTGAAGCGGATCATAGAGCGGGTTATATTTGTCTTTCATGGTGCCATAGACGCTGTTGATCACAATTTTCAGCGGATTCGCGAGCGGATTTTTCTCGGCTTTGTAGCGCAGCCGCTCGTCCCGGATTTGCCGGAATTTGTTCGGATCCGCGACGTTCCGACTTAGGAAACCATACTCAATCATCAGGGCCGGGTAATAACTGGCCACATCAACCGAGAGAAACACACCTTCTCCCTGATAGTTGTTCCGGGCACCGTGCAGGCCGCCCCAAGCGAATGTATGCGGCACGCCGGCGACCTCCACGTTCAGTATTTTTTCATAGTCCCGGTTCTCTGGAGCCAAGTACCAGTCCACGATGTGTTGATACTTTTCAATCCGCAGCGTGTCAGGCAGCCGGATGTCGAACTCGTCATGACGCTCTTGCTTGCGGGCATCCAGAATCACCGCGGCCAGCTGAGCTTTGGTTTTGGACAAATATGACAGCGGTAGTTTGAACATTTTGATGAGTGCCATGTGAGATTCAAACTCTTTGATCCGCTCAATGAACACATTCATCGTTTGTTCGACGTCGTGCCGGCAATACGCGAGAACTTCGGTGATTTCCTTGTCGGTGAGTTTTCGGTCAATATCAAATGGCACCGAGGTTTCCCGAATGTTGGACCCCATGAAGCCTTCGAGCTGCTTCAAACCTTTGCTTTTGTCTGTCATCACGTCGAAGTGGTAGAGCTGAATCTTCTGGAACATATTGCTGTAGGTCCAGCCCGCTTGTTTTTGGTTGATGATGTAGTCCGAAACTTTCCAAGGATCGAAGCCGCAAAGAACGGCTTTCAGGATATACTGGTCATAATGCCGGCAGTTGTACCCGACCCAGATGTCGTTTTTGTGGTCTTCATAAAACTGTTTCAACCGGTCCGGATCATTCACAATTTCGGTTGTGGTTTTGGAATCGGTGTCCATAAATACGAACATCCAGTCGAAACGAAAGACCTCAGCATCGAAGAAAATCATCCGCACTCACCAAACTCAAATCGAGCAGATAATGCTTTTTCGTATGCCCGTATGATGGCCGGATGGTCGTTATCAGCAGGGCTTCCACATAATTCGCAAACGCAATAATTTTGTTCCGCGAATTCATATTTGACGGCGCCGCAGGAGTAACATTTCATGAAAACCATTGGCAGATCGATACCAACTCCACCATTGTGCCAGGAGACTTCCAAAAATTCGTTTTCGTCGCCGTAAGGTCCAAATGGTTTCATTCCTTCGTCCAACATGGCAGCATGCTCACCGGGTTTCAGTAAACGGGCCAATTTCTCGATTTCAAGATCGGTTGCTTGATGGCCTTTGATTTCAACAAACATGCCGCGGCGGCCAAAACGATCATGAAGGTTTTCAACCCAAAAGTCCGGTAAATAATAACCCAAATTCCCTAGGTCGTAACCTTCCTTTTCGTACTCCCATTTCAGACCAAGATTGTCGAAAAACACGGCCCATCGGGCCTCCAGCCGGCTCCGAAAACGATATCCCCTATATCGGGTTTCAATTGGCTTGATGTCCATTGACTTCCTCCATTTTTGAAAGAGGGGACCCGTGTCCGAATCCCCTCTTCCCGTTTTACTGCGCGTCGAACACTTCGACGATTTTGTAGGTTTTGTACCCTCTGCTGTTTTCGCCGTACTCGAGCGCGTATTCCAGCTTTCCGTCGATCGCTTCGTGGATGTCCAAAAGCAACTCGTGGTATTGTTTGAAGTTTTCGAACTGGACATCAATTCCGCTGTCCAGGCTGCGCAGGAATTCGTTGGCGTTGTGAATTCCGAAGCCGGTATGCAGCACTTGGTTGTAGAAGATATACGAGCCTTTGTACTCGCCGTCCAGGATCTGCATCCAGCAGCTCATTTTCGGCTTTCCGTCCTTGGTTTCAGCGAGTTCCAGCTTCGTGATTTTTACTTCATATTTTCCGACCGGGACTTCCCGGTACTCCCCGCCGCCGTTTTCCGCAGCAGCTTTGACATCTTCTTTCAGTGCTTTCGTGTCGATCGCTTGGTCGAATTTTTCCCAAATGGATTGAGTCATGGTTGATCAGTTCTCCTTTTTGAATTTTTTATTGATTAGGCGCGACGACGGCGCGGGCGGGAAGCTTGTTCTTCGGCTTCCGATTGTTGGGTGTCAACCGGTGCCGAATCCCGAACGGCATCATTAGCCGGAGTTTCCGTTTCGGTTTTTTCGGACTCAGCTGTTTCAACCTTTGCCGCGGCTTTTCCTTTCTGCGCAGCCGTCAGCGTTTTGACGAATTCGTCCCGGTTCAGCGGAATCCGGTCAACTCCGAAATTGTATCGGCTGCCACCGAAAATGTACGGTGAGGTTTTGAAGCTCAGATACCGTTCATCACCGTCAGCCACGACCATGGCCGTCAAGTCGACGGTGCCGGCCAGGACATTGGCCACTTTGTCATTGATGTTAGGCTTGAACGTAGTGATCTTGGCGCCGTTTTTCTGCGTGATCTCTGACACGGCGAGCTTGCTGATATACACCAGCTGGTAGCCGCAGTTTTTCAGCCGTTTCATGTTGGAAAGAAACTCTGTCCGAACCATGTCGTAACCTTTGCCGTAGCCGGCATCATGTTCGTGCTCGATACCGAGTTTGTCATACATGTACAGCCGGCAGTGCTCCCAGAGATCTTCCACCAGGTCGACCACGACCGTTTTGAAGTCATTTTGCTTTTTCTCCAGCTCCGTGATCACGTCGAGGAAGTTTTTCCAAGCGAAAATTCGCGTTGTCAGCCGACCTTCAACTTTCACCGTGTCCATGATCCGGACGACTGGCGAACTGATGTGATCGATGTTGCCGTCCGTGTTGATCATGAGTACATCGTCGAAAGAGTCCATGAATACGGTTTTTCCGGAGTAGCTGTCTCCATACAGCCACATGTCGGGCGTCGTGTTGATTGTCACAGGCCGGCGTTCATTTTTGGGCAGAATCATATAGTCAATCTCCTCCAAACAAAAATTTTTATATTCACACCAGTCACACAGTTTTGTGACATTTTTCGGGTATTGCAGTGCGGCTTCGATGTTTTCAATGTCTGCGAAGTATTCCTGGACTTTGGATTCGTCGTATTCAACTCGAATTAGCTGAATCTCAGTTTCTCGGACCGCTGCTTTGATTCGCTCGCGGAAATGGTATAAGCTTTCTCCTTCCCGCTGACGCAATTTGGCGTATCTCCCGGACGTTGTGATTTTCGGGATAAAGATGAATCCAAGACGATTCACCTTAAACCCGGCACGTTCCAAATACCATTTGTAAATGTGCAGTTGTCCGGATTCCAGATAACGATCGACGTTATTTGAATATTTGAAGTCCAAGACATCCACAGTCCCGTCACCATTGTCGATAATCAAATCAACGATTCCGGTGAACTCTGGAAAATCAATTTTGTATTCGTGATGCAGGATGTTGACCCCGTCCAGCAGCACTTTCACCTTTTGAAGTACGATTTCCAGCTTGATGGCTTCGTTGATTTGCTCATCCGTAATGACATAGAACTGGCTGAAATAATGATCCAGCATTGTTCTGGTGTCTTTTTCGATGCCGAGATGAATTGCGTTCCCGACAATCAGTGCGCTGTCGGCGGTTTGGTCCGGGACCGTCTTGAGCTTGTCGATGTACTGGAACTTAAACCGGCGCCGGCATTGCTTGAAGGTGGATACTCGGGAATAGCTATATTGCACCGTTTCACCTCCCGTATGAATTTTTGGAAAGTTGGGAAATCAGCCGGCCGGAGCACCAAACCCATTCCTCCGGACTCATGGATTTTGTCCAGGTTGAATTCCTGCAGTTTCGATACCCGACCTGTTTCGGTTTTGAGCTCAATCGCGATGAAAATGCCGTTCACGCAAGCGATGATGTCCGGGACGCCAGCGCGAGTGAATCGGCCGCCGCCCCAATACTTGATGAAGTAAATGCCCTGGCTCCGCAGAAAATCTAAAACTCTGCTTTGAAACTGCGATTCTCTCATTTCAGCTTGAATCTTACGTGAGCTTTCACGACGGACGGGCTCTGATAGAGTTCATACGTTTCCGGATGATCCTTTTTGAACTTGGCGCTATCGAACCGGTGTGTCACCGTTTCATCCACGTATGTGATGGTAAAATCGTCGGTGTCGATCTTCTTGATGTCGTTTCGGGCCATCACTTCGCGCAGCTGTTCTTTCAGCAGTTCGCGCTGTTCGCTCAGCTTTTGGAAACGAACTTCCAAGCCGTGCAATTTCTTGATCACCGCTTGCGCCCTTCGGTCAACGAGCTGTAACTGTTGTTCAGGCATCGTATACCTCCTCAAACAATTTGTCCGTGAAGTCTTTGCGTTGCTTCAGCGTTTCGTAAATCTGCTCTTCGATGCTTCCCTTGGTGACCAGGTACCAATAAAAACACGTCCTGGACTGGCCGATTCGTCTGGTCCGCCGTTGCGACTGCTCGAACAAAATGCTTTCCAGCGGCGGGGAAAAATAGATGATCTTGTTGGCCAGCTGCAGATTGAGCCCGAGAGCTCCGGATTGATATTGTAAGAGCGTGACCGATTCCTCCTGCTCCTGAAAAGCAGTCAAGTCTTTCTCGTCTCCGTTGACTGTACTGATCGGTTTTCCAAGCTCTTCGCAAATCTTGCGGATCCGTTCGTACTCCGCACGAAAATTATAAAAGACGAGCACTCTGTCACCGGTGGATTCGAGCAAATCCTGCAGCGCTTCATATTTCCCCGGATTGTACAAACCGGCTAGCTGGCGGAGATAAAGCATTTTGGTAAGAGCTGTGTCTCCAATAAGCGTCTTCCCGTCGATCTCTATGATGCGTTCGCGCTTGAATCGGCTGTATTCTTTCGTGTTTCGGACGCTGACCACGGTGTCCACTTTCTCTGGAAGCTCGATGCCCGCGTCTTCATCGGTCATGAATACTGCGCCATATTCTCGTAGTTTGGATTTGAGCCGGTCGACGTTCTTGTAACCGGTGATGACCTGTGTCTTGTGCCCTCCCGGGTCCTCAATCCATTCGGTTTCAATATACTGCTTCCAGAAAAGGTCCTTTGAAATTTTCCAGCCAAGCAGGTTTGCTTGCGTCCAAAGCTGCTCATATTTCCCGCCTGTCGGCGTGCCGGACAGCAGAATCACATTGGTCGTCCGGAGTTTCATGATGAATTTGGTACGCTTCGCTGACTCGTTGGCGATGTAGCTGGACTCATCCAGGATCAGCGTGTAGTTCATGAGTTTGAGCAGCTCCGGCCGGCGCCAAACTTTGTCGTAATTGATGACCAGGACACACTTATCAGGCAGTTGATCGACCTTCTGTGAGTCGAACACGATCACCGGGTAGTCGTAGTAGGTTTCGAAGTGCTTGACCCAGTCATCGATCTTCGACTTCTGGCAAATGACCAGGGCGATTGGATAACCGAGCTGTCGATGTTTTTCGCCGGCGATGAAGGTTTTCCCAAGTCCCATCGATGCGTAATAGGCCACGCGGGACTTGTCTTTGGTTTGTTCAAGCAGTTGGACTTGGTGCGGGAGGAGTTGGACTTTACTTTTCAATGCGGCTGACACCCCGTTGCTCCAGCTGCTCCTGCAGGATGTTCAACTCGTTGCGCAGCCGGTCGACCTCGGCCTCCGCCTCCAGCGCCCGCCGGATTGCATACGGCCAGCCGGTGCGGGCTTCGGCGATGAATCGGGCGTCTGAATCAGTCAAGCAATCCGCAATCATAGAGTGGTTGGCGCGTACTTCTCGCCAAAGGTCATGCTCCTTATGATCCATCCACGGCCCCGGCGTGGCCGCCTCGCAGATTGCGAGGTCGACCTCAAGGTCCCGGGCCGGTGTGGTGATGTTCGGCATGTCTCAATCCCTCCCCGAAATAGCGCTGAGTCAATATCGCGGCAGCCGCCTCATGATGCCGCCGCCGCGCCTCATACACCTTCGAGGCGATCAACTGGTTAAGCCGGGCGCGCGTCTCGTCCCGGCACCGGGCCGCCTGCTCCAGCAGCGCGCTGCCGATGATGGCGGCCTCCTGTCCGTCGAGCTCGAGGGTGATTTTGGGCTTGAGCTGCGGCATGGCGGTCAGTCCTCCGCTCGGTATTTGGTTTCAACGTCTCTCCAGTTCCGCGCCACATTCTTGAGCAGTTCCTTGTCGCGCTCTTCGCGCTCCACGATCTCATCGAGGAGATTCGGATCACGGAATTCGTAGACGTGCTCGCGGATGAGCTCATCGATTACTTCCGGGCGAAGGGCATCGAGCTCCCAACTTTCGTAGCCATGTCGGCTGATATAGTCCCTTGCGCGGCTGTCGGACAGTTTCGCCGGGTTCGGCGGCGGGCTGTATTCCTCGATTTGATCCATGTTCAGAGCAATCCGCCGGAAAGTCGGATATGCTTCGAAGAGATTCAGCCGCTCCTCGATATCCCGGCTCATGTCGATGCCGCTCGGGTCGTGGTCGCCCAGGTGGAGGACGACGATCTCCTTCCCGTCGTCGGCCTTGTCGCGCAACCGCTGAGCAGCGGTCCACATTTCGGACTGGCTGACGTATCCACGGCACGAGAAGTAGGGCACGTCCAGTTCTTCGCAGGTCTTACCGACAACGTCGACAAGCGCGTCTTTCTCAACCCAAACCTCGACATAATAATCCTGGTCAGCCCAACGATCGTAAAAGAGCTGATTTGCAGCCGCCCATACGATCTCAGAGGGACCAGCCCAGTGGCTGTTCTTCCGAATGTACCGCGTGCGATCAACGATCGCTTCCCAGCTGATAAGGCCGGCAAGGCGTGCGTCATTGATCAAATTGCCGAGATTTTTATAACTGCGCTCGTTGTTCGGGATGATGTCTCTGGCGACCAGCTGGTAATAGACTTGTCGCAACGTGAGCGAATAGCCCATGCGCTGGTATTCGTCGATGATGCCGTTTACCTGTTCAATCAGCGCCAGACTGTCAGGCCGGAAATTGATCTCCCGATAACAGATTTTCAAGACTTCCACCCCTTGTACCGGTTAATTGACGGTCATCCTTCCGACGGGATGCCGGGGATCGTGATGCCGAGCATTTTGAGTGTGAATCTGACGCCGGAACGCTCGCCCAATACAAATTCCCGGTCAAAGGCGTCCTCCTGCGTGTTGGGGTCGAGATTTGCGTAATATTGGGTGATTTTTTCTTGCATCTCCGGCGTGATGGTGACCGTGATCGGCTCCAGTTCGACTTCGTAGCCGTAGCGGAGGGCGTCGGCCAGAAGGAAGATGTTCCCCGAACCTACGAAATCATACAGAACACCCCATGGTCCGCTATCAAATTTGTTAGGTGCATGTGCTGAGTTCCACACAATGAATTGTCTATCTTTATCAAGATCAGGTTCGTCCTTCAAAATCTTCTCCAACGCCTCCGCCACTTCTCGCGGCAGCTTGACTTTGTCCGCCATCAGTCGCTCGCCTCCCATCCGACGATCTGGACGCCGATGATGCAATCCGCGATGTCGTCGAAATCGATTTGCAACTCGTCGCCGGACGCATTGAAAAGTCTGTAATACTTCACATATCCGGCTTCCGTGCCGCTGCTGATTGGTACGACGTGTCTATGATTCTGCCCAAGGCTCATATCCGGCTGAAAATCGCCGTCAACAAGGGAAACCAATGCGGAGTCGATAACCGAGGCGCCTATCACGTTGCCCTTAACCTGGACGATAATCATCCCTTTGTAATCGCTCCACTGGAGCGATATCTCGACCGTGTGCGTACCATGGCGCGGGTATGCGCCGTCTCCCATATAGTTGTTCATGTCTTCCCCTTCCCGCCCCACCTGTGGTATGATGGGACTGAATCCTGATTCATTTGTCCACCGTTGCCGCGGTGGACGCTGGCCGCTCTCATTGGGCGGTTTTTTCTTTTGCTACCTTCTGGGCGTGCGCCCGATCGCAATCCTCGACCGTCAGCAGCTCGCGCGTGATGTTCGGCCGGCGGTCGCCGTC